TCTTCGCCTAGTGCTGCTACGTCTGCATTTAATCTATCACTGGATCCATAATAATCTCTCCAGTCGCTTTCTTTGTAGCCGCGTCTTTTATTTTTCTTGCCTTTAAGGGGTGGCTTAGTAGTTTTAAATTTTGCTAGTTTCTTGCCTATATATTTTTGGCCTGTAGTGGTATTGGTAATAAGATAAACAAATCCTTCATACTCATCTGGTATAGTGTCAATTGTTTGTCCTCGGTAAGTCCACTGCATGAGTATACTTACCAGTGCCTGACTTATTTTAATTACTTTCTGGTTTGCCTTGTAGTGTTATGTTTTTCATGTATTTCTTCTGCACGTTCTTTTGCTAATGCGCGAATATCGCGCAAGCATCTTCGCACTGTGCGATGTGTACGCACACTGTTCATCTTTTCAAACTTCTCGTTTGCTTTAAAATAATCTAGATATGCTTTTATAAGCATATCATGTACGTCATCTTCTATCATTCCACTACCTCTAAGTCATTTGCATAACTTGTAAATCCATTTTCTTTCACAACTCTCAATACATGATTAACACGACCGATAAGCTCGTCTTTGTGCGAGATAAGATAAATGTTCTTACTCCGTTCACGTGCCATCTTCTTGAGAACACCTAGTGAATTCTCAACACCTGCTGTGTCCATACCACTGTCAATCAGTTCGTCGATGAACAACAAGTTGATATTTTGATACAAGCTTTCCCAAACATCACGGAACGCAAAGCTGAGACCTAAAATAAGTCTGTTGCGTTCGCCTCGACTCAAGTTGTCAAAGTCTAAGTCCTGTCCTAGTTGAGTAATCTCAACATTCAAATCGTTTTGGAACAACACTTGATGCGGCAATCCTAGTTTGTCAAGATAATATGTAAGTCTATTGTTCAAGTACGCTAAGTTTTGATCAATAATCTTCTTGCGAATAAAGCTATCTTTGTTTGTTAATAGTTTTAACAAGAACTCTTGATGTTCTTTGTAACTTGTAAGTTCGTTAACACTGTTCCAGTCTACTTTTTGAATAGCAGTTTCTTCTAGCTCAACAATTTGTGCAGCATATGGATCAGTTTCTTGACTTTTATCTTCAAGAGCTTTCTTTAGATTGTCTACATTGCTTCTGTGTTCGTATGCTTCTTTAGCAGTGTCATAGAATGTAGTGGGCTTACCATTGATGTCACCGATTTTTTCAAGAGCAAGTGCAACATCTTTTACTTTTCCAGTAATTTCTGTTTGATAAGCAATAGCATCTTCTAGTTCTTTGCCTTTGCGTTCTGCAATCTCTGCTTTTTTGTCTGCATGAAGTTCTTGTCCACAAGTATAACAAGTAGCATCTTCTAGTTCTGCAATATCTTTTTCCGCTTTGGTTACACTTTTGTCAGCACGTTGCAGTGCAGGCTCGAGTGTACCTAATTCTTTTCTAAGAGCAAGGATGGCATTGTTATGCTCAGTCCAGTTTGCTAATTTTTCGTGTGCATCCAGTTCAGTTTCAATATCTAACTTTTCTAATTCTTCAATTGCACTTGAAAGTCTGTCTTGATCTTGCTTGTTCTTTGCAATCCATGCACGTTGTGTTCTTCTAAGTCCGTCGATGCTACCTTCAATCTTCTCATTAGCTGTTTGAATAGCGTTGATCTTTAGAGTTTCTTCTGTAATAGCATCTTTGGTCTGACGTGTTTGTTCTTTTAGTGCATCAGCCTTCTCCGAAAGGATAGTAATACCCAACAACTGCTCAATAATCTGTCTTTGATCGTTAACTCTCATACTCAAGAACGGTTCTGTGTAGGTATTCAGTGCAACAATGTGCTTGAACATGTCATGACTCATACCTAACAGTGTGTTTACATCGTCTTGTGTCTGTCTACTGTCACCTTGTGACTCATCTACTAATGCTTCTTGGTTGTTGATGTAGAATTTAAAGAAATTAGGACCACGACCACGCTCGATACGGTAGTTATTGTTGTCTTTTTCAAACTGTAGCGTGACTAACATGCCTTTGCTGTTAGTTTTATTAATTAAGTTGTTTGCTCTGATGTTTGTAAGGGCTTTTCCGTACAATGCATAGGACAAAGCGTTGATAATAGTAGTTTTACCAGTACCATTACGTGAACCACTGTCGTCGCCACCTTGATCTAAGTTCTCACCTAGTACAAGTGTTAGTTGTTCACCTTCAAAGTCTACTGCTTGAGTCTGATTGCCCACACTCATAAAGTTTTTTACGGTAAGGTCTTTAATCTTTATCATATTATGATTCTAGTCCATTATATATTTGCAACAACAAACTTTTATCAAAGTTAGTAGTGTCTAGTTCTGAGATTTCATTGCTTACAATTTGATCTACGCTTTCGAACTGTGCAATATCGAGCTCAGTACTCATTTCTTCCAACTGCTTTTGTGGTATTAGTGTAATTTCACGACAACCGTACTGATTAATAAACGTTTCTTTAATAAAACTTGCTTCTTCGTAGCTGATAGGCAAGTCAAGCGTTACACGCAAATACATTTTACTTTTAATAAAGGTATCTGCATTGTCAATCAAGTGACTAAGGGTAACAGTACGGTACTTAGGACAATTAGACCAGTTGATGTACTCGGGTTCTAGGTTATTTTCCTTGTCAAGTATCATCATACCGCGATCATCATCACCTACATCAGCATAATTGTGCGGAAACGCATTACCAATGTAGTGAATAGCACCTTGTTTTTGACGTTTGTGAAAGTGTCCGCTAAAAACATAGTCTTGATGCTTAAAATGCTCAGGTTTTAAGTCACCGTGATCAGGCATACGCACTAGAGCGTTCATATAGAAGCTAGGAAGTTCAAAGTGACCAAACAAATACTTTGTTTTTATGTCACTCATCTTCTTCCACTCGTCTCCAACCAGCCAAGGAACAAGTGCAACGTCATCTTCAATAAGAATTTCGTCTACAAATGTAATTCCTGGAATGTGTTTAGCAAAAGCAGTACTATTAACGTCACGTTTGTCTTTGTAATACAAATCGTGGTTGCCATCAAAGAAGTAAAACTTCTCAAATGCAGCACCTAGCTTCTCCATACTACGAATTGTTGCATCCATAGTAGTTAAATTTAATGAATTACGATTATGATGCCAGTCTCCGCAAAAGATGCCAGTCTCGCAACCGGCAGCTTGTGCTTGTTCTATGTACCAATCAATAAATTCTTCGCAATCTTCGTTATGAACACGACTATTGCCCTTCAAACCAAAATGGATGTCCGTAAACACCGCTGCTTTTTTAAACAAAGAGTATCCTCCATATATACTTGTTAAAGTATATAGTAAATATTAACAGTTGTCAACCTATTTTTTGGTATTTGTGTATTCTGTTAATGGTGCTTCTTCGTTTCGCTTCACACTTGCTTCCCATTCGCCTGCATTTTGCCGCGTGTAACTTGGATTCAAGTCGTTCATTTCAAGAATGTCATCTCTAATATTTTGATTACGCTTTTCAATGTTAATAACACGAACAAAACTATTAGTAACTGCTGCTGTGTAGTAAGCAAACGGATTATCTGACTTAGATTCATCAAATTGTAGTCCAATTTGTGAAAGTTGCAAGATAGCTTGACCTTTCATTTCGTCATTGTAAGTGTAACCACGAACATTGCCGCGAGTAGCATAACGATCAACAAGTTTTAACCACATCATAGCAAGTTTGTCTGTTGCTTTACCATGTTGATGACTAAAATGTCCGTTGTCCATGCCGCCTACCCAGTGACTTTTGCCTACTAGTACAATTTCGCCTTCGTCGTTGTATTTGTAATGAACAAAAGGAGGAAACGGAAGTTTAACTCGTGTATCGGCAACAGTCTTTGGGTTCTTTTTACGACCTGGCTCTTCTGGAATATGATCAAACGTCATTACACGGAAGATTAATTCTTCTTTTGTAATTTCAGATGCAAGTGTTTCGCACTCTGCTTGCTTAACCTTCTCCCCGAGTCCTTTACGGCGTTCGTATTCAGCAGATGATAGCTTTTTTGCTTTGTTACGCTTTGCTTCTGCAACAGTCAAACGGTTAATTTTGTCAACACTTGGCAGAATAATATCGTAATCTGCATATTCTGGTGCAAGATAGCTGTTGAATTGATTTTTTGATTTGTGTATTTCTTTAAGTATATCTTTATTATTCAGATAATTTTTAGGTCTCATTGACATCTCCGGTTATGTTATATATATTATAATATACTCTGTTAATTTTGTCAACTAAATAGTAGTGTAGGAGATACGATAATTATGCCGTTTAAAATTAATTTCGATGCAAGCAACTTTGTTAGTAGTATTGTCAGCGATGCAAAAAGTGCTGTTAAAGGCGCAATTGGTGATACCATTAATCAAAAGTTAGGCAGTCTCGGTCCACTTGGAAAACTTGCTGCAACATTTATCAACCAAACTGGCGGCTTCAACAGCGGCGGACCAAACAATAGAACAATATCACGTGCTATAATTTCGTCTAACAACTCAGTATCTGATGCTAGCGACTGGCGAGTTAGTATTAGTGTGCCAGATGTTTTATTGGATCAAGGAGATATATTAGCACCGCTAAGAGAATCGAGCGGATCAAGTGCGTTTAACACAGGAAATAGAATGATATTTCCGTTTAATCCTACAGTACTATTAAGTCACAGTGCAAATTATTCACAAATACAACCTACACATACTAATTATCCCTACAATGCATATGAAAACAGTCAAGTTGATGCAATTACTATTACAGGTGAATTTTATCAAGAAAATGAGAATGATGCAAGGTATTGGATTGCGTGTTTGCACTTTTTAAGAAGCGCAACAAAAATGTTTTATGGAGGAAGTGATCCGTTGGGCAATCCTCCGGTAGTTTGTAGATTAAACGGCTACGGTAAGCACGTTTTAAACAATATGCCAGTTGTAATCACAAACTTTACAACAGACTTACCAGTAGACGTAGATTACATACAATGTACTGTTCCACCTAATAATGAAATTAACTATGTTCCTACACAAAGCTCTATTACAGTTACATTACAGCCACAGTATGCAAGACGTTCACAGTCAGGATTTAGTTTAAATCAATTTGCAAGCGGCGGACACATTAACGGACCGGAGGGCTTTGTATAATGCAAAAAAATAGTTTAAGTCCGTATGCAAGAACTTCGATTACTAGAAGTGGGTATTTGGATATACTAAGTCCTCGTCCTGTTCCTGTAAATCAAAATGATATATCTTTTGTGATTACAACTGAATTTACATATCGTCCAGATTTGTTAGCACACATTACTTACGGTAAAAAAGAATTATGGTGGGTATTTGCTCAAAGAAATTTAGACGTATTAAAAGATCCTATTTTTGATTTTGTAGCAGGAACAGAAATTTTCTTACCAGATCCGTCTGCATTGCGCAACACATTAGGATTCTAATATGGCGTTTAACCTAGGTGCATCTTTAAAAAGTAGCTTGAAGTCGTCAGTTGTAAACACTGTTAGCCAGCGTATTAGTTCTGCTGTACCGGGAGTCAACAGTCAATTAATTAATTCAGCATTATCTGGTGGAGATATCAAAGGTGCCTTATTAGGTGCAGCACAAGGTGCTCTAGGAAATCAATTACTTGGAGGCATACAAAATAAACTAGGAGGATTGATCGCTAATGCAGAAGAACTGATTGGTATAGCAGATAATCATTTAAAAATTGTAGAACGCGGCGCCGCAGACTTAGCAGGCATAGTAGGCGGCGAGTACGGATTACAACTAGAACAATTTAGAGAATTATCTGAACGTAGTGTTGCAGTTGATAAATTTTTAGACAACGGATTTATGCCATCCTACAAAGGAGACGACAGTTCTGCAAGCAAAATACCAAATCCTCTAAGAAATCACAATGGATTTAATTATGTTATAACTTTAGGAGTTCTTGATCCTACAGAATATAACAATCCAGAGCTGTATAGAAGTGCTGGCGGATTTAAAAATTATGTAATACAAAGCAGCGGCGGAAATTTAGACAAGCGTTATCAAGTGTTTGACGAAACAGCCGGAAACACGTATAGTGATTTTGGAGACGCTATTACTAGTCACGCAGAATATTATATTGACGACATTAGTTTAGATAGTATTGTTGCACCTAATCCAAATACTAGACTAACATTAGGTACTAGCTTAACATTTACTGTTATTGAACCCTATAGTATGGGAAATTTTATTCAAGCAGTAATTGGAGCAGCAAGTGATGCTGGGTATGCTGGTTATACTCAGGCACCGTTTTGTTTGAAAATTGATTTTGTTGGATGGAATCAAGACGGTGCTACTGATGCAAACTTTATAGGACAACCGATGTTCGTGCCTATACAAATAATCAATATGGATTTTAATGTTTCAGGTCAAGGCAGTAAATATGAAGTAAAAGCAGTACCAATGAGCGAAACAGGGCTTTCTGATAATATTAATAAAATTAATAGTTCTGTTCGAGCTGCTGGCACATTATGTCATGAAGTGTTGGAAACAAACGATCAATCGTTAACAGGGTCGATAAATAGAGCAATCGAAGATCTAGAAGAAGCAGGCGCACTTGCACCGTATGATAGATATGTAATTTGTTTTCCAAAAAATAGACAACTCTTACACGCGGCATTAACTGCTGGTAATGTTGACGAATCGGCATTCACTACATCACCAGAAGAACAAGAAGCAGAACGTAGAGGTTATACAGGACCAGATGATGGATTGCGCGGTTCGTTTAGTCCTACAACTATAACAGTTACTAAACCCAGCCAAACGTATGCTATATTAAAAAGTTTTGCCGAAGACACCAATCAAATGAATGCAATTGGAATAAGTCCAATAAATCAAGACACTAATGCACCCGGGTCATCAGGAGAAGCAGAGCCAGCAGCAGCAACTGATCCAGAATCTGGACTTGTTGATCCTGGTAATCAAGCAACACAGCCTGTTGACAAGACTAGAGAACTACAATTTAATCAAAACGAGCGAATAACAGATATTATCGAAAAAACTATAATGCAATCTGAATATGCTGCTGAACGTGCAACTCAAGAAACTACAAACGGATTAAACAAATGGTTTAGAATTGACACTCATGTTTATTTTGATGAAAGCCCGTTGACTGAAGCAACAATGGGCCGCCGTCCAAAAGTTTATGTATATAGTGTTATCGAATACGAAGTAGACGAAGCAGTTACAATTAATAACAACAAACGTGCGACAAATAACGCTGGCCTAAGAAAGATGGCAGTGAAAGAATATAATTATATCTACACTGGCAAAAATGAAGATGTATTAAATTTTGATATTAATTTTAATAATGCATTTATGATGGCAGCATATGCAGATTTAGGCATGAATACTGCGCCCTTGCGTGATCCAGACGGAGCAAAAACTACTTCTTCAGGGAATGGAACAGACAGTGGTACAACAAGTGCAACACCTGTCGATCTAAAATCTGCAAATGAAGCAATGGGCGGAACACAACAGATTACACAAGTAGCACTTCCGTCAGCCACCGGCAGCAATGATATCCGACGTAAAATTGCAGAAGTTTTTAATGATAAAATTACAAATATGACTGTAGATATGGTTACTGCGGAAATGGAAATAATGGGAGACCCGTATTTTATTCCACAACAAACAGGCAATCATGTTGCAGACAAAGGATCGAGCCCGAGTATAATGCAAGACGGTACTTTAAATGCGTTGGATCAATCAGTATTTTGTGTAGTAAATTTTAGAACTCCATTTGATTACCA